CAGAATCATATAATGCCGACATTGTGCCATACAATAATGCGTGCGTTCAAATTGAACAAGCTGTATCAAGTTTAGATGGTGTAATTGATGAAGCGCAAATTGTAATCAATGCGGGCGAAGAACCATATGATTCAAGTACGCTGGACAACCTGAAAGCTGAGATCACTGAGGCACAAAATGTAAAAGCCACACCACCAGTTTCTATTGACCCGCTACCTGTATTAACGATAGATTCTGAAGCCAAGACCGCTAAGTTGAAAGAATTAAAGTCTACTGCTGAAACTGAATTAGCTGAAGTCAATACTTTGACAGTACCGTCTACGCCAAGTATTCCTGACTATTCAAAGAACGAGACCGCAATAAAGAATGCATTGTCTGTCTATCAAGATAGTATTCAAAGTCTAAAGCAAGTCACAAACCCTGATCAAGATTTTGTAATTGATCGACTCCAGATGGTTGATACAATTACTGAAATTGAAGCTGTTACAGAAGAAACGGATGTGAACGGTCAACTCAACAAGCAGGGCGGATATACGAGTGCAATATACTTCAGAGATACGCTTGTTGATCTCGATAAGGTGTATATTGAACCGGGATTTGAAGGACTTATTGATATTGGAACAGACGCTGGCGGATGCATTGAGGTTTTTGCAAATGAGCGTGATGCCCAAAACAGAGATGCATATTTGGCTGGGTTTGACGGTGGTATCTTAGCTTCTGGCGGGCACTATATCGTCGGAACAGTGCTCATTCGTACATCGAATGCACTAACTGGAACACAGCAATTGGAATTGACAGACGCAATCAAAGAAGCACTTTTGAAAGTCATTCGCTAATTCTAATAGCTCTTGTGGGGTTCTTCGTGAACCTCACAGGGGCTTTTCTTTTTGCTATTTTGGCGAGAAAAGGGGTAAAATTTCTGCCCACTTTAGTCAAATAAAAAGTGGGCACAACCCGGGCAAAACTGGGCAGAGTACAAAATTTGTGTGTTTTGGGCTCGGAATTTTTGAAAATTTCTGGACAAAAATGGCCATTTGCCCACTTTCTGCCCACTTTTTGCCCACTTTTGAAAAGCCAAAAAACCTAGTGTTTTCAATGGGTTTGGGGTTTTCTGCCCACTTTCCCACTTTTTTTCTTATTAACCCTAGATAAAAATTTTTGTTATAGTAATAAGGGATTTTTCAAAAAAGTGGGCAGAGCGCAATTTTTGTCGATTTTGAGGAAATTCGGTGAGACATTGAAAATCCGAAAAATCTAACCTAGCTTAACGAGAACAAACCTAGATTAAAATTTCCAGATTCAGGGTGCTGCATGAAAAGTACGAAAAACGTCTTTTTCTTGATGTCACTGACTACGCGCGAAAAACATGCCCTTTTATGAAGAGAGAGGCAATATATGCTTCTCTCTTTAATTTTTGTTTGGAGGTTTAACAATCTCATGCTGGAAAACAAATTTAAGACGAAGCTTATTAAAGAGATTCGCGAGAGACTTCCAGGGGTAATCGTGCTCCATATCAATCCGCCTCCGCAAGGCATTCCTGATCTTCTCGTTTTGAACGGGGAACGTTGGGCAGCCCTGGAAGGAAAGAAGGAAACCAATTCGAGTCATCGACCGAATCAGGATTACTGGATTGAGAAGATGAACAAGATGTCGTTCGCTTCGTTCATCAGTCCTGAAAACAAGGAGGAAGTTTTGAATGCAATGGAACGATCATTCTCGGATTGAAGGACGACATGCAACATTCTCTGCGAGCAAGTATAACTGGCTGAATTATACGGATGATAAGTTGGTCACGGTCTACGATAATATGAAGGCAAAAGAAAGAGGGACTGTTCTTCATGCATTCGCTGCGACCTGCATCCGTCTCGGACAAAAGCTTCCTCGCTCGCACAAAACACTCAATCAATATGTGAATGACGCGATCGGTTTCCGAATGGATCCGGAAGTGCTGCTGTACTATTCCGATGACTTTTTTGGAACAGCCGATACGATTGCATTCCGTGACAATTTACTTCGGATTCATGACTACAAGAGCGGAGAGATTGAGGCACACATAGAGCAGCTTCTAATCTATGATGCTCTTTTCTGTTTGGAGTATGCTGTATCTCCATACGAGATCGATCATGAACTTCGCATTTATCAGAACGATGACGTCAATGTTTATAATCCGGCTGGTCAAGAGATTATGGACATTTGCGATAGAATCATTCGTTTTAACAAATTACTGATACAACATCGTAAACGGGAGGAATAAATATTATGCTGAATACTGTAAATGAAAAGTTTGATCTGAATCTGCTTTCCGATGAGCAGCTTTCTGCAGTTCGCAACTGTGTTGAGTCCCTTCGTGAAAAGAATTACATCTTTACCGATACCGATGGAAAGACCTATACTGGAGATCGTGCGATTGCAAAATCACTTAACGTAACCGTTGGTCAGGCAAGAGCATTGCTGCAGCGCATTTACAAGCAGGAGGTTTAATCTTTATGAACTCGATTGCTCAGGAAATGGAGAGCTTCTTCGGGTTAAATGAGATGTTGGAATGTGATGATCCGGTTGCGCTCGATATTTTGATGCATTATGGCATTAAACGACGTTCTGGGCGATACCCGTGGGGTTCCGGCGATAATCCATATCAACATTCCGGTGACTTTCTCAGCCGCGTAGAAGAACTTCGAAATCAGAAATATACCTTTACTGATGCGGACGGCAAAACCTATACTGGTGATCTCGCGATTGCAAAGTCAATGGGGTTGACGACCAGTCAGTTGAGAGTTCAGCTTAGTCTTGCTAATGCCGAACGGAGGAGCATTGACGTTGCGCAGGCCAAGGCTCTTCGAGAGAAAGGCATGAGCACTAATAAGATTGCAGAAGAGATGGGAATTGCTGAATCTTCGGTTCGTTCCCTTTTGAATGCAAATTCAGAAGCACGCATGAATCAGGCTCAGAAAACTGCTGACTTCCTGCGGGAACAGGTTGATAGTCGCGGTATGATCGATGTTGGTACTGGCTCTGAATTGGAAATCGGTGTTTCAAAAGAACGCATGAATCAGGCACTTTACATTCTTCAGATGGAAGGCTATAAGGTGTATGGCGGTGGTGTTCCACAGGCGACGAATCCGGGCAAGCAGACGAACCTGAAAGTTCTCTGCCCTCCCGGTACGGAACATAAGGAAATCTTTCAGTATGACAAGGTTAATTCTTTGAAGGACTACAAGTCCTATGATGGTGGCGATACCTTCAAACCGGCATTCCAGTATCCTGCAAGTCTGGATTCCAAACGTCTTCAGATCAATTATGCAGAAAATGGCGGTAAGGAGAAAGACGGTCTAATCGAACTTCGCAGAGGCGCAGCCGATCTCTCCTTAGGCGATTCTAACTATGCACAGGTTCGCATCATGGTGGATGGCACGCATTATCTGAAAGGCATGGCTGTCTATTCAGACGATCTTCCGAAAAGCGTCGATGTTCGTTTTAATACCAACAAATCTGTCGGTACACCGCTGGAAAAGGTTTTGAAACCTATCAAGGATGATCCTTCCAATCCGTTTGGTGCGCTTGTGAAAGAGCGTGGTGGTCAGAGCTACTATACGGACAAAGATGGAAAAGAGAAGCTGTCTCTCATTAACAAGACCCGTGAAGAAGCAGACTGGACGGAATGGGCAAACCGTGTTCCTTCTCAGTTCCTTTCCAAACAGAGCCTTGATCTGGCGCAGAAACAGCTGAATGTTGCAAAAGCTGATAAAGCAGATGAGTTCTCTGAAATCATGGCACTTGAGAATCCGACTGTTAAGAAGAGACTTCTTCAGTCTTTTGCTGACGACTGCGATACGGCTGCAGTTCATCTGTATGCAGCGGCTCTGCCGCGTCAGCAGTACCATGTCATTCTGCCTGTCACCTCAATGAAAGACAATGAGATCTATGCACCGAACTATAAAAACGGTGAGACTGTTGCTCTGATTCGATACCCGCACGGTGGAACATTTGAGATCCCCATCCTGAAAGTCAATAACCGTCAGGCAGATGCAAAGAAGATGATTGGTACAACCTCTGCAGATGCAGTTGGTATAAATGCTCATGTTGCAGAGCGTCTGTCTGGCGCAGACTTTGATGGTGATACTGTTATGGTTATCCCCTGCAACTCTGCAACCTCCAGGGTACGAATCACTTCAAAGCCTCCACTTCGAGAATTGGAAGGCTTTGACCCGAAGATGGAATATGCAGAGAAACCGGGTATGACCTATATGAAGTATAAACGTGCGGACGGAAAAGAAGTCGATAACACGCAGCTTCAGATGGGTATGATCTCAAACCTAATTACTGACATGACACTTCTTGGTGCGACGGAACCTGAACTTGCTCGTGCTGTCAAGCACAGCATGGTAGTCATTGATGCTGCCAAGCATAAGCTTGACTATAAACAGAGCGAGATCGACAATGGTATCGCTGCTCTGAAACAGAAGTATCAGGGTTCGTATGACGAGAATGGTAATTACCATGAAGGTGCTGCGACTTTAATCTCCCGTGCCAAATCTCAGCAGTCTGTAACCAAACGGCAAGGCAGTCCGAAAATTGATCCTAATACAGGTGAGCTGATATGGAAAGATGTCGATGAACCGACTTATGTAAACACCAAAGGTCAGACAATCCGCAGAACCCAGCCTTCCACAAAGATGGCTGAAACAAAGGACGCTCGTACTCTAATCTCTGATCTTGGAAGTTCAATGGAAGAAGCCTATGCCGATTATGCAAACACTATGAAAGGTCTTGCGAATCAGGCACGCCTCCAGATAGTCAACACAAAAGACATCCCCTATTCTCCTGAAGCTCATACAAAGTACGATACTGAGGTTCGTTCTTTGGATGCCAAGCTCAAGACTGCCCTGTTGAATGCTCCTCGTGAACGGCAGGCACAGACGATTGCCAATGCCGTGGTTGCTGCCAAGAAGGAAAGCAATCCGAACATGACCAAGGGCGAAATTAAGAAGGCTTCTCAACAGGCACTTGTGGAGGCACGAAATTCTGTAGGCGCGCATCGCCAGGCAATTAAGTTGGAAGAGAAGGAATGGGAAGCGATTCAGGCTGGTGCTATTTCGAAGACACAGTTGGAGAAAATTATTGCAAATACAGACCTCGATAGCTTGAGAACTTGGGCTACGCCTCGTACAAAGACGACCCTTTCCGATGCAAAGGTTCTTCGTATGCAGGCTCTTTACGAAGCTGGTAATACGACAGAAGAAATTGCTGCAGCCTTAGGCGTTTCTTCGTCTACAGTTTCGAAGTATTTACACAAAAAGGATGGTGTCGCATAATGGCTTTAACGCATAATGCAATGCTGACGACGTTCGACAATCCTTATGACCCTTTCGAGCAGTTCTCTCTGTGGTTTCTGTTCGACATGCAAAAAGGCTACAATTCGTGCGCTTATCTTGGACGAATTGCAAAGGTTTCGGATCAATTCAGTCAGGAAGAGAATGAACGCGAAGTCGAGCTTGCGATTGACGAAATTGTAAAGAACGATTTCCTCAACATTTATCGCAAAGTCACAAAAGCAATGCCTGATAAAGAGGCGAGCTGATGTGGAATGTGTTTGAGCGGCTTGAAGTTGCCTTTACTTCTGCATTTGGCTCGTCTTTTGCATTGTTTGATTTTACTGTTATCGCTGTAATTATCATTTGTCATGGAATTCTACAATGAAAAACCCAATATAATATCAAATGATATATGGGGGAGGGGTCTTGAATATCACACCCCCTCCCTTATCGCGGCGGTCTTCTAAAATTCCCCGGGGGAAGATTTTTGGGAGGCAAACTGACAGTGTTCTCTGTGGAACAGCTTTGAAAGTGCTGACAGCTGTACATAACTCACTGAAAAGTTCCATCAGCATTTTATTATCGGGCTTCTGAGACCATCTCGGAGCCCGTTTTCTATGTTTAGGAGGGTCCTATGAACTGTAACAGTAATGTAAATGAGCAGTTTCGTAAATCTGTACTGGTTTCGGTTGACGATGTAGGTCAGATTATTGAAACTGTGAATGAAGAATCACTTCTTTTAGGGCAGGTTGTGTATCAAAGTGGTACCGCACTTGAACTATCCGAATCTTATCACAGAATCAAACGGAAAGGTCTCTATCGAGCAGATGCATCGGTTGTGTTTATTCCCAAGGATGATGGCGTCATAACGGTTCGAATGCTACTTAGCGGATGCATGCTTCCATCTTCTCAAGTACGTCTTACTGTGGAGAAGAACAAATATTACACAATCCCCTCTTGTGTTCCTGCATTTGATCGAATCTTTAGTTTAGAACTTACACCAAAACTCGAACTGACCATTTCCGGTGTCCCCGGAATCGTAGTTCGCACAATGCTCAGCACAACAAAGCTCGCCTGACTTTACAGAAAGGAGACCGCGAATGAGTAAAGCAAAAACACCGGACTCTTCCAGTTCTCCTCGGAAGATCAGACCGGCTATTTCACCAGAGGCTCGTGATAATCAGTTGATTGCACTGGCTTACAATCTGGTAGAGAAACGTCTTCTGGAAGGTACTGCATCTTCACAGGAGACCACACATTTTCTGAAACTCGGCTCTGCTAGAGAACGCAAAGAGTTGGAGATTCTAGAATTACAGAAAGAGCTGATTGCGGCAAAGACAAAGAACCTCGACTCGATGCAAGAACTGAAAGCTCTTTATGCTGATGCCATGGCTGCAATGTCTGATTATCAAGGCAGGAGGTCTGACGGCAATGAATAAATGCTATTCAGAGCTTATTCAGTTTCCAACCTTTCGAGAACGGTTCGATTATCTGTTCATTGGGAACGGTGTTGGATATGAAAACTTTGGGTGGAGGCGTTATCTGAATCAGGTGCTTTATCATTCACCAGAATGGAAACAGTTCCGCAACAGAGTCATCATTCGAGATGGTGGGCGTGATCTAGCTTGCGAAGGCTATGAGATCTTTGAGCCGATCACCATACATCATTTGAATCCAATTACCTATGATGATATCCTGAACCGCAATCCCTGTATCTTTGCTATGGAGAATGTAGTCTGTGTTCGTGATCGAACGCACAAAGCAATTCACTATGGCGACGCATCACTGCTGGTGGATCTTCCACCGGAAAGAAAACCAAATGATACTTGTCCGTGGAAGAAATCTCAGTGAAGGAGGACATCATGCAGGACAGTATTCTTATGACAATTCGGAAGTTGGTCTGCGGAGATCCATATGCAGATCACTTCGATACCGATCTACTTGTTCATATCAACGCTTGCTTCTCAATCTTAAATCAGTTGGGCGTGGGTCCAGAGAATGGGTTTGTTGTAACAGACGAAACACAGAGCTGGAGTAGCTACATTGCTGATAACCACATCCTGAATATGGTGAAGACCTATATCACACTGAAGGTGCGAGTAATCTTTGACCCGCCTTTGACCAGCTCGGTTTTGGAAGCAATGAACAAGGAAATCAGCCAGTTGGAATGGCGTCTCAATGTAGCTGTGGATCCGGCGACATAAACAAATAAGGTGGTGAAAATTAAAATGGATAATCATCTTGAGCATCACGGGATCATCGGTATGAAATGGGGCGTACGACGTTACCAGAACAAAGATGGGACCCTGACAAATGCTGGCAAAAAGCGGTATTCGTCGGATGGACCCCAAGCGCGGGTGATGGAACAGCGCCAAACAGACGTAAAAAACCGCCGTACAATGAGCACGACGGAATTGAAAAATAAAATTGAGAGGCTAAAGCTAGAACAGCAGTATAAAGAGTTATCTGATGCTGATATTAGTCCTGGCAAGGCATACACCGAGCAAATCTTAAAAGACGTTGGAAAGAGGGCTTTGACCACCGCATTGACTGGAGCTGCGCTCTATGCTGGAAAAGCTATTATCTCTAAGAACTTCAATCCTATCGAGCTCGGCAATGCAGTTTTTAACGGCGGGGCGAAGAAGAAGTGACTATTAGTCCTTCTTTCCCACTTTTAGACCAAGAATTGCCCCAGCAGCCGCTATAGCAAGAGATGCTGCAATACTTCCAATTTTCATGAGCTGTTCCAGAAAACGCTTGTTTTCTGCATCGAGCAATGCAATTTTATCGGCAATCTCAACCATATCTTGCGCTAGTTGATGTGTTTCGGATGCGCTCATCTCGGAGACAGAAAGTTTTTCCCTCAGCCCCTCAAGAACAAGCATATAGGCATTTACTGCATCTTGGCGCGAGGCTTTATTGTCACTAATTGCATTCATACACAGTGTCTGAAGTTGACTGACTACACTTGCTGCATATTCTTTGAATGCTGGAAATTGTTCAATACATTTGATTGCAATTTCTTTATCCATCTCGGGAATGGCTGAAACAAATGTAATCAACTGATCTTTTGATATATTTCGAAAGCTGGTAGCTCCAATGCGTTCAAGAACAGCATCAGCTGATAATAGTTCGTTGCTCATAATCATTCTCTCCTAATTCACATTTTCTTTATCCTATCATATAGACGCATTGATATCAACAAAGTTCCAATCAAGAAGGAGAAATATGTCTCTATCCAATACTGCAACTCCGATTTATTACGGTCAGTTTCGCGATGCTGTTCTACGCGGCGAGATTCCCGTATGTCGGGAAGTCGCGATGGAGATGAACCGCATTGACGATCTGATTGCAAATCCGGGTGTTTATTACGATGATGAAGCTGTCGAAGGCTGGGTAAAATACTGCGAGAGTGAACTGACACTGACCGATGGGTCTGATATGAACCTTCTCGACTCATTTAAGTTGTGGGGCGAGCAGATCTTTGGCTGGTATTATTTCATTGAACGTAGTGTATATGTTCCAAATCCGGATGGGCACGGCGGTCACTACGAACGAAAAGTTATTCAGAAACGGCTTGTTAATAAGCAGTATCTGATTGTTGGACGAGGCGCAGCAAAATCTGTCTATGATTCTTGCCTGCAATCATTCTTCCAGAATGTTGACACCAGTACAACTCATCAGATTACAATTGCCCCGACTATGAAGCTCGCGGAAGAGGTAATGTCTCCACTTCGGACTGCCATTACCAGAAGCCGTGGGCCTTTGTTTAAGTTTTTGACATTTGGCTCGTTGCAGAATACAACAGGCAACCGCGCTGATCGTGTCAAACTAGCTTCCACAAAGAAAGGCATCGAAAACTTCCTGACAGGCTCGCTCATCGAGGTTCGACCAATGAGCATCAATAAGCTTCAGGGCCTCCGTTGTAAGGTGGCAACAGTTGACGAATGGCTTTCCGGCGATATCCGTGAGGATGTCATTGGCGCAATTGAGCAGGGTGCCTCCAAGGTTGATGACTATTTGATCGTTGCTACCAGCTCAGAAGGTACTGTGCGTAATGGCGCCGGCGACACGATCAAAATGGAGCTCATGAACATCCTGAAGGGCGATTATCCGAATCCCCACGTTTCTATCTGGTGGTATCGGCTGGATTCCATTGATGAAGTTGGGAACCCCGATATGTGGCTGAAATGTAATCCGAATATCGGCAAAACGGTGAGCTACGAAACATATCAGCTTGACGTGGAACGTGCTGAAAAAGCACCTGCTGCTCGGAATGATATTCTGGCCAAACGATTCGGTATCCCGATGGAGGGTTACACATATTACTTCGCATATGAAGAGACGCTTCCGCATAAGCCTCATTCTTTCTGGCAGATGCCATGTGCCTTGGGTGCAGACCTTTCTAGAGGTGATGACTTCTGTGCTTTTACTTTCTTATTTCCATTGCACGGAGAGACCTTCGGCGTAAAAACACGATGCTACATCACTGATGTGACACTTTCGAAGCTTCCTCTGGCTATGCGCAACAAGTATGAGGATTTCATGAAAGAAGGAAGTCTGATCGTATTGGAAGGCAGCGTTCTCGATTTGGATGTTGTCTATGATGATTTGGATGAACACATCATCCAGACTGGATACGATGTACGCTGCTTTGGCTATGACCCTTACAATGCACAAGGCTTTGTCGAGCGTTGGGCACGTGAGAATGGCCCATTTGGCATTGAAAAGGTTATTCAGGGTGCAAAGACTGAGTCTGTCCCGTTGGGCGAGCTAAAGACGCTTGCTGAACAGCGTAGCCTGATCTTTGACGAGCAGCTTATGACCTTCACAATGGGCAACTGTATCACATTGGAGGATACAAATGGCAACCGAAAACTGCTGAAGAAGAGACACGATGAAAAGATCGACTCTGTCGCAGCAATGATGGATGCCTATATTGCCTATAAGCATAACAAAGATGCATTTGAATAAAGGTGGTGACGCTATGGACGTTTATTTATCCCATCACGGGATCATCGGTATGAAATGGGGCGTACGGCGCTACCAGAATCCGGACGGTTCACTTACCCCTGCCGGTCAGAGGCGACTCGACAAAAAGGACACTAAGTGGGCTAAGAAGAATTATGACAAAATCATAAAAAATGCACACAAAAAGGTATCGGGAGAGCTGGACGAGTATGGAAATCAGCTGCTTCGCGACGCCTCTTCTTATAATTCACGCGGACGAATCAGTAATACAGCGATCAATTCTTATAACCGACGGATGGCTGAGCTGATGAATACCGCTGTCACAGATTTGAGAGCACCTTCGGGCAAGGTCGTACAGTTTGTGGCGAAGCGAGGAGAACTTGGTGTTCATATGGCACTTGCGACTCCGAACTACGATATGAGTCAGCTGAAAAATGGCATCTGGTCCTCTGGACGAATTGCCTACAAGAAGAAAAACGTTGAAATTGCTCATAGTGACGATTGGCTGGCACACTATGGCGTCAAAGGAATGAAATGGGGCGTACGGCGTTCTGTTGAAGAACTCAAACACGATCGAGGCGCTATTGAAACCAAAATGAAACATCAATTAAAGGAACCACGGAAGGCTGCAAACGGAACTTTGGTTAAATCATTTTCTGATCACGCTCTCAATCGAACCCAGCAGAAAGATAGACCTGTTACTGTAAATGACATTATGGATGCGTTGAAAAGTCCGCTAAATCGTGATACTATTGTGACACAGTATGATGCTCAAAACCGTCCAAGTCAACGGTTTATTGGGGCGAACGCGACTGTGAATGTCAATCCTGAAAATGGTGTCATCACTACGGTGTGGAAAACAAGCCGCAAACTTCGGAATAAGCTTTGAAAGAGGAAATAAATCATGTTTACAGACTCGGAAATCAAGTTAATGAAAAAGCTAGGTCTTGACGCCGATTTTCAAAATCTGGGATCAGACGATGATTATTGGGCGACGATCGAAGAGATCGTTGGCGATTATTTGACACTCAAATGTTTGGATAAGAATTATTATCCAACAGCTGACGGTATTATCTGCGAAGCAATTCTTGATAAGTTACCAATCGAAGAATAAAACAACATATTCTTTCATGAACCGCAGGCTTTATGACCTGCGGTTTTTTTGTTTATTCGGGAGGTGATGACCATCTGATGAAAGAAACGATTGGTTCCAAGTTCAAACGAGCTTGGAACATTTTTATGAATCGAGATCCCACAAGTTATCAAGGTGCATCTTATTTCGGATCTAGTTATGGGTATCGACCTGACCGGATTCGTATGACACGAGGTCATGAGCGCTCAATCGTGACAGCCATTTGCAACCGCATTGCATTGGATGTTTCGGCGATCAGTCTTGTCCATGCTCGTGTAGACGAAAATGGTCATTTTCTGGAATATATTGACGATACCCTGCATCAATGCTTAACCGTTGAAGCGAATCTTGACCAGACAGGACGAGCATTACGGCAGGATATTGTAATGTCCATGCTTGACGAAGGATGCGTAGCAGTTGTTCCGGTTGAAGCAGATTTCGACCCGGACGAGAATAGCAGCTACAAAATCTATTCCTTGCGGACAGGAAAGATTCTGGAATGGATGCCCCAGCATGTGCGAGTCAGACTTTATGACGAGCGGACTGGGCGATTTGAAGAGGTCGTTGTGGCAAAAAAATACACAGCGATTATGGAAAATCCTCTGTTTGCCGTGATGAATGAACCGAACTCAACTATGCAGCGACTTATCCGTAAGCTGAACATTCTGGACGCCATCGATGAGCAGAGTGGCTCCGGCAAGCTCGATTTGATTATTCAGCTTCCGTATGTCATTAAGTCACAGGCTCGAAAGGAACAGGCTGAACAGCGCAGACGAGATATTGAACAGCAGCTTTCAGGCTCCAAATACGGCATTGCATATACCGACGGTACAGAGCATATCACGCAGCTTAACCGTGGGGTAGAAAACAATCTGATGAGCCAGATTGAGTATCTGACAAAGATGCTGTATTCACAGCTTGGGATTACAGAGAGTGTCATGGACGGTACGGCGAACGAAGAAACAATGCTTAACTACCACAATCGGACAGTTGAGCCTATTCTGTCAACCATAGCCGATGAAATGACGAGAACATTTCTCACAAAGACTGCCAGAACACAGAAGCAGGCAATCTCTTTCTTCCGTGATCCATTCAAGATTTCCCCTGTCTCTCAGATTGCAGAAATTGCGGATAAGTTCACTCGTAACGAGATCATGACAAAGAATGAATTTCGTTCGATTATCGGCATGAGGCCGTCGGACGATCCTCGTGCTGACGAACTCCGTAACAGTAACATCAATCAGTCTGAGGCAGATCAAGCCCTGCTGGATAGCAAAGTAGAAAATCAAAATGGTGACTCTGAACAAAAATCAAAGGAGGAGCAATTGGCAGAATGAAACTGAAATACCCTGATTGTGACTTTCATGGCTATGCCACGAAAGCCAATCTCACATGCAGAGACAAGCGTGTGATCATGCCTGATGCCTTTAAGGATCAGGACGGCGAAAAAGTGCCGCTCTGTTGGGGGCATCAGCACAATAGTGTCACGAGTGTTCTTGGGCATGCCTATCTCGAAAATCGAGAAGATGGCGTCTATGCCTATGGCTATTTCAATGACACTGACTCCGGTCGTGCCGGTAAAAAGCTGGTCGATAATGGTGATGTTTGTGCATTGTCCATTTGGGCAAACGACCTCGTACAGAACGGAACGAATGTAGTCCACGGTGTGATTCGTGAGCTTAGTCTCGTTCTTGCCGGTGCAAATCCCGGCGCGTACATTGATTCTGTCATGCAGCATGATGACGGGGCAACTCAGGAAGCTGAGATCTTGTTTGTGCTGGGCAAAGATAATATTCAACTTGCTCACGCAGATGACGACGATGATTCCGAAGATGGTGAACTGCAGCATGCTGGTGAAGAAAAGCCCGATTCGTCTGAAGATGACAAAAAAGACGATAAAGAAACCGTACAGGACGTCCTGAATTCTATGTCTGAGAAACAGAAGAACGTTCTGTATGCATTCGTCGGTGAAGCTTATGCTGCCGGCAAAGAAACCAAAAAATCCGATAACAACGAGGAGGATAACACTATGAAGCACAATGTCTTTGATCCCGATCGGCAGGATGAGGCGACTGTCCTCTCTTACACTGATCAGACCGAAATCATCAATCTGGCGAAGGCCAGCAACGTCGGCAGCCTGCAGCACGCGATGGATCTGTTTGCAGAGCAGAATCCGGACAGCGTTCTGGCACACGGCATTGAGAACATCAGCCAGCTGTTCCCTGAGTATAAGGACGTTCGTCCCGGCGCTCCCGAAATGCTTACGACCGATCAGGGCTGGATTCAGAAAGTGCTGAAGAAGGTCCATAAGAGCCCGATCTCTCGCATCCGTACCCGTCAGGCTGATCTTCGTAACATCGAGGCTCTGCGTGCCCAGGGTTATACGAAGGGCACTAAGAAGGCCGAGGTCGGCAACTTCAAGCTGATCCACAGAACGACTGATCCCCAGACCGTGTATGTCAAGAGTAAGATCGATCGGGATGACATCATCGACATTCAGGATTTCGATGTCGTTCAGTATCTCTACAACATCGATCGCATGAACCTGAATGAGGAAATCGCCACTGCAATTATGATTGGCGATGGTCGCGAGGTCGGCACTGAGGGTAAGATTGCAGAAGACAAGATCCGCCCGATCTGGCAGGATGATGAACTTTACACTATCCATGCTGATGTGGACATCGATGGCATGAAGGCTTCTCTTCAGGGAACCAATACCGCCGCAAACTTCGGCGAGAATTACATTTATGCAGAAGCTGTGATCCAGTCTCTGCTGTATGCTCGCGAGAAGTATAAGGGCTCCGGCACTCCGGACTTCTACTGCACCCCGCATCTGGTGAACGTGATGCTGCTTGCCCGTGATATGAACGGCCGTCGTATTTATGACAAGGTCAGTGATCTGGCTGCTGCACTGAACGTTGGCGAGATCATCACTGTTGAGCAGTTTGAGGGCAAGACCCGTACGGCTACTGGTGGCAAGACCAAGAAGCTGCTCGGTCTGATGGGCAACCTGGCTGACTATTCTATCGGTGCAACCAAGGGCGGCGAAATCACGCATTTCACTGATTTCGATATCGACTTCAACCAGGAGAAGAGCCTGCTTGAGACCCGCTGCTCTGGTGCAAACACCCGCGTGATGTCCTTCATCGCCCTGGAAGAGGATGTTACGAATCCCGGCGGCTAAGCCGATAAGCTATAAGGAGTGAAAATTCAAAATGGCTAAATTTTACGGAACCATCGGATATGCTGTGACTGTTGAAACCCGTCCAGATGTTTGGGAAGAGCAGATCATCGAGCGTACATACTGCGGTGATCTGATTCGTAACACTCGGCGCTTGGACGGTAATACGCAGGTGAATGACAATATCACCATCGGCAATGAGATCAGCATTGTATCCGATCCGTATGCCAATGAGAATTTTTATTCTATGCGCTATGTCACCTTTATGGGGGCAAAATGGAAGATCATATCTGTAGAAGTTAAGTATCCGCGGTTGATTCTTTCGACAGGAGGGATTTGGAATGGACCGACGGGCTGAGCTCGGAAAAATCTTTCGGGAGATTCTGGGTAATGGCAATGTCTATTTCCAGCCTCCCAGTAATACCCAAATGAGGTATCCTGCGATCCGATATGAGCGAAGCGAGATGGCAGTTAAGCATGCTGATAATGGAACTTATAATCGCCGAATCCGATATATGGTCACTGTCATCGACAGTAACCCGGATAGTGAGATTGTAAACCGTGTCAGCATGCTTCCTTATTGCTATTTCGACCGGCATTATGCGCAGGATAATCTCAATCATGATGTGTTCGAAATCTACTTTTAAGAGGAGGAACTGATATGTTCAATATCGAATGGGATCAGGTATCGGAACGCCTGTTTGAAACCGGTACGGACCGTGGTGTTCTGTATCCCTTCAATAAGACCAGCAAGGCTTATGATAAGGGCGTTGCATGGAATGGTCTGACTGGCGTGACGGAAACTCCGTCTGGCGCAGAGCCGACGCCACTGTACGCCGACAACATCAAGTATCTTACCCTGATGTCCAATGAAGACCTGGGCGGTACGATCACTGCCTACATGTATCCGGACGAGTGGAAGGCTTGCGACGGCTCCGCAGATCTGGACGCCGGCATTACGATTGGTCAGCAGCCGAGAGCAACTTTCGGCTTGTGCTATCGTACTCGTATCGGCAATGATACCGAGGGTGACAGCCATGGCTATAAGCTGCACCTGATCTATGGCTGCCTTGCTTCCGCTTCCGAGCGTGCATACAGCACTGTCAACGATTCTCCGGAAGCAATCGAGTTCTCTTGGGAATTCACCTGCACTCCGGTCGATGTCGCAGGATTCAAGCCGACTGCTATTGTCGCGATCGATTCTACGAAGGTAGATGCTGAGAAGCTCAAGTCTTTCGAAGAAATCCTTTATGGCAAGGCTGCAACATCGGACGGGGCTGGCGATGCTGTTCTTCCGAAGCTGCCGCTTCCGGCAGAAGTTCTGGCGCACTTCAAGACCGTCTAACTGTTTTCCAGCGAGGGAGTCTCCATGTGAGGCTCCCTCTTATTTTTGTTTTCATAACTGAAAGGGGTTATATTATGCTGCCTATTACCAAAAAGTACATTGATTTCAACGGCGTAGAACGTGAAGAGACGTTCTATTTCAACCTGACCAAAGCAGAGCTTACTGAGTGGGAACTTGGTGTTACCGGCGGTCTTAGTCAGATGGTAGCGAAGATCACGGCTGCCAAGGATGTTCCGGCACTGGCAAAGCTTTTTAAGGACATCGTTTTGAAGGCATATGGTGTGAAGAGCGACGATGGCAGACGTTTTATCAAGTCCGACGAACTCACGACGGAGTTCACCCAGACGCAGGCATATTCCGACATTTACATGGAATTGGCGCAGGATGATCAGAAAGCTGCGGCATTCATCAACGGCATCATTCCGAAAGTCGATTAAATAATGCTCGTAATTACAGTACAGGGGGTTGAAGGCTGGGACGAGCAGAAAGAAGAGTTTGTTTCGGCAAAGCCCCCTGTCTGTTTACAGCTGGAACACTCGTTAATTTCCCTTTCTAAATGGGAATCGAAGTGGGAAAAACCGTTCCTTTCGAAAGAACCAAAAACCATAGAGGAAACCATCGATTACATCCGCTGTATGACATTGAATTCTAATGTTCCTGCAGATGTTTACGATAGATTATCCTCACAAAATTTCAGAGATGTAAACGCATACATTGATGCAAAACGAAGTGCAACAACTATCCGTGAAGAGCAGAAAGGTCATCGAGGCACAGAAATCGTAACCAGTGAACTGATCTATTATTGGATGGTTGCACTGCAAATCCCATTTGAATGTCAGAAATGGCATCTGAATCGTCTGCTGATGCTGATTCGTGTCTGCAATGTGAAGAATCAGCCACCGAAGAAGCAAAGTCAGCGAAATATTCTTAAACAGAATGCAGCACTGAATGCCGCTCGGCGTCGGCGAGCTCACTCGAAAGGATGAAAATTCAAAATGGTCACATTTCGACAAAAAGGCGACTTTTCTAAGGCAACCCGGTTTCTGGAACGTGTGAAAGAAGCCGTTGGATTGGGACTGCTCGACAAATATGGGCAGAAAGGTGTCGCTGCTTTGTCGGCGGCTACTCCAGTTGACAGTGGTGAAACTGCTGTAAGCTGGGATTATGAGATTGTAAACAAAAAAGGGGCTGCAAGGATCACGTTTACAAACTCACATATCGTCAAAGGTGTACCGATTGCAATTATTCTGCAATACGGACATAGCACTCGTAATGGTGGCTGGGTAGAAGGGCGCGATTACATCAACCCCGCTATCCAGCCGATCTTTGACGAACTTGCTGAGAAAGCATGGAAGGAGGTTACAAAGCTATGAGCAAAACGATCGACCAGAGAGTCGTCGAGATGCGGTTTGACAATGCGAACTTCGAAAAGAATGTTAGCACAAGTATGTCAACACTGGACAAGCTGAAGAAAAGCCTAAAGTTCGAGGATAGTGCAAAAGGCTTCGAGAATATCAGCAAGGCGGCTGGTCGGGTCGATATGGGAGGACTTTCGAATGGCGTAGAATCTGTTCGGTTGAAGTTCTCCGCACTTGAGGTCATGGCTGTAACAGCTCTTCAGAATATTACAAACTCTGCGGTAAATGCTGGTAAAAAGCTGGTTTCTGACTTGGCTTTGGATCCGATTATATCGGGTTTTAAGGAGTATGAAACTCAGATCAATGCCACGCAGACGATTTTGGCAAACACTCAGAAAGAGGGTGCCAATATTGATGATGTCAATCGCGCACTGGATGAACTTAATAAGTACGCGGACTTGACAATCTATAACTTCACGGAAATGACGAGAAACATCGGCACGTTTACCGCTGCTGGTGTCGATTTGAATACGTCCGTTAACGCTATTAAGGGTATTGCAAACCTTGCAGCTATCTCTGGTTCGACCAGCCAGCAGGCTTCTACCGCCATGTATCAGCTTTCACAGGCATTGGCATCTGGTACGGTAAAGCTTATGGACTGGAACTCGGTTGTTAATGCCGGTATGGGCGGTCAGGTATTTCAGGATGCTCTGAAAATGACGGCTCGCATTCATGGCATTGCCATTGATGAGATGATTGCCGATGAAGGGTCATTCCGAGAGACATTGTCCAAAGGATGGCTCACATCTGATATTCTTACCGAAACATTACAGCATTTTACGGAATTTACCGATACATATAATGAAGAAAGCTTGAAACGGCAAGGATACAATGAAAAAGAAATTGCTGAAATCAAGCAGATGGGAATCACGGCAACTGATGCAGCTACGAAAGTCAAAACCCTGTCACAGCTGTATGATGTCATGAAGGAAACGGCACAGTCTGGTTGGGCTGCTACATGGAAAATTCTTCTTGGCGACTTTGAAGAAGCAAAAGAATCTCTGACAAAATTCAGTAATATGCTCAATGAGCCGCTTGCAGCTGCAGCAGATGCAAGAAATAAGATTTTGTCTGAGGGCTTTTCTTCTGGTTGGAAACAATTCTTAAATGAAGGCATTGAGGATACCGAAGGCTTTAAGGAAGCAGTTCTTTCTATTGGTAAGGAGGCTGTTCCAGGACTAGAAGACCTGATTGAGAAGGCTGGCGGCTTTGAGGAATCCTTGAAAAAAGGCTGGATCACATCTGATATGCTTGCCGAGGCAGTTGGAACTCTTACTGCAAAAACAGCAGGCTTGTCCGATGAAGAATTGCGAAATCTCGGCTATACACGCGATCAGGTTACAGCCCTTGAAGATTTGAATAAACGTATTCAGGATGGCAGCATCAATCTTGATGATTACGCCAAAAAGATAGGACGTGTATCCGGTCGTGAAAACATTATTCTGGCACTGACAACTGCTTTTGAGAAGCTGCAAACAATTCTCGGTACAATTAAAGATGCATTCAATGAAGTTTTTGAACCATTAACTGGTGAAGAACTTTATAATGTCACTGTTCGCATCAAAGAATTTGTATCAGGTTTGACCATTAGTGAAGAAGCTCTTGACAATTTCAAAATGACGTTCAAGGGTGCTTTTGCATTCGTGGATATTATTGGTCAGGGGCTGAAAGCATTTGGGCAGATTCTTGGACATTTGCTCGAAAAGTTGCTCCCCGTCGGTGATGGTTTCCTTGGTATGACTGGCAGTATTGGCGAATGGATTGTATCCATCGATGAGGCAATAAAGTCAGGCGACGGCTTGACCAAATTTGTTGAGTTGGTTAATGGCGCAATTGATAAACTCGCATCTGGATTCAAGGTCGTCAAAGACCATGTAGTTGAGTTCATTAAATCGTTTACAGGAATTGGATCCGTTAAGGAGCTTTTAGCAACAGTTTCTAATAGTATTTCCAGCTTTTTCTCGAGCATCGTAGAACACACTAAAAGCTCGCAGGGAACAATCTCGGCAATTGGTGACACAATTAAAAAGGTTGCTGGAACGATTTGGGACACAATTAAAACAGTATTCAAATGGATTTCTGAAAAAGTTTCACTTGGTGATATCTTTGCAGGACTTGCGGGTGGAGGTATTTTTGTTGCCGCTAAAAAGTTATCTGGTTTAATCGAGAAGATCAAAGAAGCACTCGAAAAACTTTTTGGTAGTGATAAGGACAGTGGAATTAAAGGTAAATTTGCTGAAGTCATGGATTCTATTCATGACACCTTGTCTTCCTTTGCGGATGGCATCAAGGTGTCGTCGATCGTAGCCATCGCTATTGCTATTGGCATTCTTTCTGCATCTATGAATGCTATCGCCAAACTTGATGTTGGAGAAATTACAAAGTCACTTGTAGCTATTGGAATTATGCTCGCAATGTTGAGCGGCACTATGAAGTCTATTTCAAAAACGTTAAATGGACTTGGTTCAAAAGGTCTTATAAAAGCAAGTGGCTCACTTGTTCTTGTTGCAGCAGCAGTCGCCATTTTTGCTGGCGCCCTTAAAAAGATTGCTGATTTATCTCTTGCGGATCTCGCTAAGGGTCTAATTGCACTTGGCGGTGGCTTGTTTATCTTGGTTCAAGGCTTAAAGTCCATTGAAAAATCGAATCTTTCGATTTCGACCAGTTTGGCACTTATTGCTTTGGCAACAAGCTGTAGAATTCTAGCCAGCGCATTGCAGCAATTTGCCAAGCTGTCGTGGAATGAGATTGGACGAGGTCTTACAGCTATGGCTGGTGCTCTTGCTGAACTTGTAGTGGCTGTTTCAATCTTAAGTAAATATAGTGATGGGAAATCGCTTCTTGGAGCACTTTCCATTATTGCCATTTCTTTGGTATTGGGAAAAATCGCTAAGGCACTTAAGAAATTTGGCGAAATGTCCTGGGAAGAGATCGAACGGGGCTTGACCGGAATGGGTTATGCTCTGGCTGAACTGGCGGCAGTAATTACAATTCTGAATCAAGTTGGCGGCGGTAAATCTCTTGTAGGTGCAATTTCGATTGTCGCTATTGTCTTGTCACTAAATAAACTAGGAGATGCTCTCAAGAAATTTGGTGGCATGTCCTGGGGTGAAATTACTCGTGGACTTGTAGGAATGGGAGGAGCGCTTGCTGAAGTAGCTGGTATTGCAGGTGCTTTAGGCTATCTTGCTGGATTTTCTGGACTACTCGGCGCAGGAACTATTTTTATAGTTATTCAAGGTCTCGCCAAACTTGCTGATGCATTTAAGAGCTTTGGTAGTATGTCCTGGGGTGAAATTGCTCGCGGTCTTACCGGTATGGGTGGTGCCCTTCTCGAAGTAGGTGCTATAGCTGGAGCTCTTGGGGCTCTTACGGGACCCCTTGGTCTTCTTGGCGCTGGAACTCTGCTTCTTGCGATTCAAGGGTTGATCGATTTAGCTGATGCATTTAAGAGTTTTGGCGAGATGTCATGGGACGAGATTGGTCGTGGACTTGTCGGTATGGGCGGCGCCCTTGCTGAAGTTGCCGTAGTGACAGGTGCACTTGGCACCCTTGCTGGGCTTCCAGCTTTGCTTGGAAGCGGAGCAATTCTGCTTGCAGTACAGGGGCTCCATGATCTAGCAGACGCCTTCCAAAAATTCGCTGATATGTCATGGGATGAAATTGGTCGAGGACTTAGCGCTATGGGCGGTGCTCTTGGCGAGGTCGCTCTCGGTGGAATCTTGAATACACTTTCTGGACTGGGCGCATTGTCAATTTCAACAATTGCCGAACCTCTTGGCATCCTTGCCGATTCAGTCAAAAAATGGACTGACGTGGTTATTCCTGACGGGCTGACACTTCAGCTTGCAGCTCTTGCTGCTGGCATTTTCGCATTCACATTTAGCGGTATTGGCGCATTATCGTTGTCCGCTGCCGCTGAACCTCTTGGTATCTTAGCTGATTCTGTTAAGAAATGGACTGGCGTTACTGTTCCTGATGGCTTAGTTGAGAAGATGTCCACCCTAGCCGTTGGCATCGAGAAATTCACTTTCGCCGGGATTGGTGCTGGGGCATTATCGGAATCTGCTACAGGTGTCGGTGCAATGGCAGATGCAGTGAAAAAATGGGAGACACTTACTATTCCAGATGGCCTAGAAGACGGACTGACCCAAATAGCAAATGGAGTTAAAGCATTCAGCTTTGCATTTCTCGGTGGGTGGTCTATTGGTGCCATTACAGAGCCACTTGGCGAACTCGCCACATCAGTTCGAAAATGGAGATCGGTCTCTATTCCAGATGATCTTGAAGACGGACTGAAACGAATTGCTGATGGTATCAAAGCCTTTAGTTGGGCGTTTCTTGGCGGCTGGTCTCTGGGAGCTATCATTGATCCACTTTCAGATCTTGCTGACTCGGTTAAAAAATGGAATGGAGTATCCATACCAGCTGACGTAGGTGACAAGCTCGATGCTTTAGCGGATGGTGTTAAAGCCTTTAGTTGGGCTTTCTTAGGCGGCTGGTCGCTTGGTGCAATCACCGGTCCACTAGGAACATTGGCTGATTCAGTTAAGAAATGGAAGAATGTATCCATCCCTAAAAATCTAGGTGATGACTTATCTAGACTCGCTACTGGTATTACAGCATTTTCAAATATTCCCGATGTCTCCATTGTCGCTAGCAGTGTGAATACTATTTCTACTGCCGCGATAAATCTGTCTAAGACTGATTTTTCAACGTTTAGCATCGGTGTTAAAAGCCTTACAGATTCAATAAAAGAGCTTGCATCTATTGACTCGATCGACGCATCTTTTGCAAAACTGGGAAACGAGATAGTTAAAGAGCTTATAACGCCCATTAAGAATGCACCCAATCAATTCAAAACGGCTGGCACCAGTTTGATTAAGTCCTTACTAACTGGCATCAATTCACAAACATCGACAGTTGTTGCTAAAGCAAAAGAAATTACGACCAAAATGGCGTCTGCGATCTCGTCTCAGAAGTCGCGCTTTAGAACATCTGGAAGTGATCTTATCAAAGAGGTCAGCTCTGGAGTCAGCGGTCAAACAGGAATGCTTAAGAACCAGTTCTCAACCCTTCTTAACAACTGTGTGGCAGCTGTTCGTGGCTATTACAGTCAATTCCAGAGTGCGGGTAGTTACTTAGCAGCTGGTATTGCAAATGGTATTTCTGCAAATGCCGGGGCTGTTGCAAATGCGTCGGCGAATATGGCATCGCGAGCTTCTTCTGCGGCACGAAGCCGTCTTCGAATTAAATCTCCCTCCAAAGTGGGATACGAAATCGGCGACTACTTTGGTATTGGCTTTACGAATGGTATCACTGACAACATTCGAAATGCCGGTCTATCCAGCGACGCACTTGCAGAATCTGCCACGACTGGCCTGTCGAACGCTATTTCCAAAATTGCGACCTTAATTGACAGTGGTATTGACACAAATCCGACAATTCGCCCTGTGCTAGATCTCACAGAAATTCAAAATGGAAGTGCTGCCATTGCGGATCTGATGAGTACACTGAGCGGTAGACCTGTCGAAGGAACTGTCAGTATTGCTGCAAAAACGGCAAATAGCATGAACAGACCTGCATTTGCATCGGAACAGCCGACAGAAACCGCAAATGGCAAGCAGACCTCTGAAAACACTATAAACAACTTCTATATCGCCGGGACTGACCCGAGAGCGATCGCTGATGAGGTGGATCGTAAGCTTCAAAGACGTGTCGAAAGGAGAAAAGCAGCATGGGCGTGATTATCTTTAATGGAATCCCGTCGACCAACTATGGAATTCATGTAGAGAAACCGCCAGTGTATGCAACTCCGGAACGCGACTATGAGGTGGTTCATATTCCAGGTCGAAATGGCGATCTTGTGATCGACAATGGATCGTACCAGAACGTCACAAGAAAGTATAGCATCTCTGTCGGCGAGATCAATGGTAATTTTACGACTTTGGCGGCAGGTGTAAGCGAATGGCTGCACTCCGCCTCAGGATATGCGAGACTGGAAGATTCCTACGAATCCGATTACTTCCGCCTTGCATATTATGTGGCTGATGCGGAAATGGAAAACCTGTTCCACCAAGCCGGTAAGATGTCGATCGAATTTAACTGCAAACCTGCCCGTTTCCTGAAAGCTGGGGAGCGGGCAGTCCCCTTTACTACCGCTGGTTCTCTTCGCAACCCGACATTCCAGAAGAGTTTTCCAAAACTGACCGTGGTCGTGTCAGGATCGGGGACTCTTACAGTCGGAGATCAAACAATTACAATCAGTGGCTTGACAAATTCAACCCGTATGGTGATTGATTCCGAACTTCAGGACGTCTATGAAGAAGGAAGCTTGACGAATCTGAACAGTAAAGTATCATTTTCTGATGGCTTCCCACTTCTGATTCCTGGCGTAAATACAATTACATTTACAGGTAGCATTACTTCTGTGGAGGTGGTTCCGAGATGGTGGATTCTCTGATTATCCTATATGATCATGACGAGGAAGCATTCACTTCAAATGGACTTGGGGCACTTCCTGATGCTGCTTCCTGTACTGTGACAGAGGAACGAAATGGCGGATATGAGGTTGAGATGGAATACCCGCTGACTGGAAGCCATTTTCGCGATATCCAGAAGCGCCGGATTCTCTATGTAAAACCAAATCCCTATGACGATCCGCAGCCATTTCGTATCTACTCGATCACCAAACCGATCAATGGAATCGTGACAGTTCATGCAGCACATTTGAGCTATGATACGTCTGGTTCCATCGTAAAACTCTTTCCCGCGGATGCTGGTTCGGCTTCGGCAGCGATGTCGTATTTGAAGAACTTCTCTGTACCCTCTACTTCCTTCACTTTCTTCACAAACGTTGGGAAGTCCGGTACGATGTCAGTTCCGAAGCCCTCCAGCATCCGATCTTTATTAGGCGGAAGCGACGGCTCTATCCTCGACACTTTCGGGGGTGAATACCTGTTTGACAAGTGGAATATCTCTCTGCTGGAATCTCGCGGTGCTGATCGTGGGGTTACAATTCGATATGGTAAGAACATGACCGATCTGGAGCAGGAAGAAAATGACACTGACTTCTATACGGGTGTGTATCCGTTCTGGTATTCCGAATCTGAAGACGGTGGACTTGTTACACTTTCTGCAAATGATGGAATTGTAAATGCCCCTGGCAACTATGATTTCGTGAAAATTATGCCGTTGGATCTCTCTTCCGAGGATTTCGGTAAGGAGACAACCGATAGCGAAGGATATACGACCACGATTGAAAAGCCGACAGAGGCGGAACTTCTTGCCGCAGCGCAGAAGTACATCGCTAACAATAAAATCGGTATTCCAAAAGTGTCTCTGGATGTATCCTTCGTGATGCTCGCACAGGCAGAAGAGTATAAGGACTTTGCACGTCTGGAGACTGTGAAACTGTGCGACACAGTAACGGTTGAGTTCGAAAAACTTGGCGTTAAGACGACGGCAAAATGCATCAAAACTGTCTATAACGTCCTGACTGATAAGTACGACTCTATTGAACTCGGAGAGCCGAAATCATCTCTTGCTGAAACTGTTAGCAATCAGGGAACACTGATCGAAGAAGCTTCAGACAAGAGCTATATGGAGCGTGCAATTCAAAATGCGACAGATCTTATCATGAGCGGTAAGCTTGGCGGCTATGTAACTGTCACTAAAAACGAGATTTACATTGCTGACAATAAAGATCTTGATAAAGCTGTAAAAGTCTGGCGTTGGAATTCCGGTGGTCTTGGATACTCATCGAACGGTAAAGACGGTCCTTTTGGAACAGCCATTACAAGCGATGGAAAAATCGTGGCTGATTATATTTCGACAGGCAATCTGGATTGCAGTGTGCTGAATGTTTCCAATATCCACGGTGATTCTATTCTTGTGGATACAATTGGCGCTTTGAATGGCATTAACCAACAGACAGATTCTTATCAGTATATTAAGACTGGTCTACTGGATAGTGAGGGAAATTACGGCATTGCAATTGGGCAGCTGACGACGAATTCCGATGGTACGCTGAGCACAACATCCAGTGAATATGTCAAGATTACATCCGGACGTATTTCGTTCATGCAAAACGGCACTGAAGTTGCGTATATGTCTGGCAAAAAGCTCGTCATTAAAAATGGCGATATCACAGCCAGCGATTTCCGGTTCACAAACGGTGGAAGTATCAAGTCACAGCTTGAACAGCTGGCAGAGAGTGTCAGCAGCAACGGATTTGACTTTGAGATTGATGGCGGTGGCTGGCTTCGCATTACAAGCGCAAGTTCTGCGTCTTATGCTGTCGAATTGGGTTCAAGCGGGGCTGTTCGACTTGTCGCAAATTCCGGCGATATGTTCATGCAGGCAGGTGCAGCTACGATTCAACTCCATCATGATACTGGTAAAGTTTCCATTTCCAATCTTGAAGCAAGTATGATTCCTGTGTTTGGCTGAGGTGATGTAAATGGCATCGATTATCTTCACGCGTTTAAGCGAAACAAGAGTCTCAGCACGTATCACCGGCTGTGTAGCCAGTCATACTTATAGCATTCAGGTTTCCGGTAATGGATCGTGGTGGGACAAAGTAACTGGACTTTCCGGAAGCACCTCATACACACGATCGTTTGGTGTTGATACCGGCGATTCATATAGCGCCAGATTATGGGATAAAACGATTCTTGGTGTTGGTGCCACCGGGACGATTCCAGAATGGACTCCGGAAGTTGAGACCATATCAGTTCGTGCAGAATGCGGAGACGGTGTGGAAAGCTTTAGGATGAGTTGTGACGGTGTAAACAAATTGGTTCGAGCCAGTGTTGGATACACCTTTATGACAATTGATAGCGGGCATTCTGTGCTTATTTCGGATGTCACGCCGGTTGATGGTCATAGCTATCCATACTTTCTATATTATAACACAGAATCAAGTCCAACGGGATGGGCCGGTCCTATAAGATTTACGACCAGTACAACTGTTACGAGTACATCGTATGACCGCCGATTGCGTGTTACTGCCACACGGAACAAGGTTTATCCATATACACAGAAAGTATATATCGACGGTTCGTACTATTCGAGCACGACAAACAATTATTACACAGAGTCCACAGTTACGATTGGAGATTTGTCGCTCTATACGAAGTATATTGCGGATTATGATTTCGATTATGCGACCGTTGGCAGTTCTACGATCAAACGAAATCAGAATTATAAGGCTCCGTTGAGCCTTAATGCGAATACTGATATTTATCTGTATTTTACGAGCAAACCAGCCCCAGTAAAGCCGACAATCACAATGATCACGACGACACAGAACAGTGCAAAGGTGCATTGGAATGCAAATGGCGGGCTTGGGGGCAATACTGGCTATTGGCTTCTTTATTATGGAGTATCAACATCTTCTATGCGTAGCGTTCGGTTGACAGATGATTCAGTCGCTGCGACCGTCACAGGATTACAGGCTGACACGACCTATATTTTCTATATTCGTCATTATGTGTCCGGCGATTATCTACAAAGTAGCAGTATGAGTGTAACCACTCGTAGTGCGATTAGATATTTCGCATGGACAAATGATGATGCGACAAAAATCCAAGCAGGTCAACCGGTTACAAATCTAACGGCGACAGCCTGGAACAATCTCATCAGCAAAGTTTCAGCATGCGGCGGAAGTACCGGTTCCATCCCAAGAGCAACTGCTGGATCGCAAATAACAGCTGAACACTTTAACCAGATGCGAAATGCCATCTCTGGACTTCCGGGATCTGGCTCAGTTGCATCGTCTGTGACTTCTGGCAGTACAAAAATGCGGGCAGCCTTGTTCGCAAATGATGCAACTGCATTGAAAGAAGCTATCAATCGCGCAATTTCAACAAAAAACGGATAGGAGGTACAGCAACCATGATTATGAAGCTGAATGATACGTCCGTTCGTATCACGAATTTTTATGAGAATCTCAGTGGGCACGCAACGATGAATGCCACGAATAGCTTTGAAGTTACGGCAGACTCTGAGTTTCCCGACATTTCGGAATTAGAAGGGATGGTATTTCAGACCTGCGTCATTACGAATGATGATGGCGTTCGAATTCCGACACAGGGACTTTACAAGAAAGTCGATTCTATCAACATTACATATGATGAGAGAAGCAAAATTTATACAGCGAACATGATTCTTATCAGTGTGACGGACGAGTCGTAAAGGAGGAATCCATATGGCTATTTCTGTTTACACTCCGCCATCTGACCGGTTGCTGCATAATACAGAGGTTGACTTTGGCGGAAGGTATAAACTCGGCACTCCGGTTCATCTGATGCAGTACGATAAATCGCTCCCAATTGTTGTAGTGAAGCTATACATGAACGGTATTCCGTTTAAGTTAGCATCCGGGGCAAGTGTGAATATTCGTGTTGGCAAGCGAGACGGAACGACAGTCTACAATCCCGTTCTTGGCTGTGATACGACACGAACAATTGTCTACTGCGAGATGACAAAACAAATCTGTTCAGAGTATGGGCCGACACCTGCCATTCTGGAACTGATGATCGGTGAAAACATCGCTGGTTCCAGCTATATGATGCTCGATATCGCACAGAATCCTGTTCAGGAGAATGCTGTAGAATCGTCTGATGAGTATAAGACGATCATGGAAGTCATTGCTGATGCGAAGCAGGCATTAGACAAAGTCCCGATTATTCAAAATGGAACCTTTTGGGTATGGGACACGACAAGCGGAAAGTATGTCGATACCGGAGAGTCCGCAGCAGGTGAAAAAGGCGATACCGGAAATGGTATTTCAAGCTGCACGCTGAATACAGACTACACTCTGACCCTCAACTTTACAGATGGTACGTCTTATACAACGCCAGTTAGCATTCGCGGCGCAACAGGAGCTAAAGGCAACACCGGTGTTGGTATCACGAACACAGTCCTGAATAACGATTATACCTTGACCGTTCAATTTTCTGACGGATCGAGCTATACATCGCCGAGTATTAGAGGAGCTATTGGTCCCAAGGGGGAAACCGGTAAGGGTCTGAAGATTTTAGGCTACTTTGTTACGGCATCTGCCCTGTCTGCTGGTGTAAGCAATCCTGAAGCGGGCGATGCTTATGGCGTTGGTTCTGCTGCCCCGTATGATATTTACATGTGGGACGCCAGCGCGAAGAAGTGGGTGAATAACGGCTCTTTGCAAGGTGTAAAAGGAGACGACGGCGTTACATTCACGCCATCGGTAACCGCAGACGGCACGATGAGCTGGACAAATGACGGCGGTTTGGCAAATCCTGAACCAGTAAATCTTCGCGGTCCTGCCGGAAAGGACGGAACAAACGGAAAAGACGGAAAAGACGGTAATGACGCTGCAGCAGATAAGACACTTGGAATAAACAATGTTGATTCAACGTTAATGCTTCCTATGATCACAGAATTTAATGACGGTGGTCAGCCAACCAAATGGATGGCAAAAGATATCCCATCCATTGTGGGCTGGTATGGGATTCGAGCCGCTTTTATAATGCTATACGCTAAAGACTGGATTGCAAATCCCGATCCTAATCCTGATTCTCCTACATACGGGGATTATTATATGGACGTGACAGACAGTATTTTTGATATGGTGTCAGGCGCTCCGGCATACTGGTATATATGTGTTCCTCGATCTGAGAGTGTAGTAGACTATTATAATCACCGAGTGGCTATCGATCCTGACACGATTGAAGCGCCTGGAAAACGGCGTTTTTACTGCTCAGCTGTAAATGGTAAAGCTCCAGAAGCCTATATTGAAGTTTGTGTGATAGGATTCCCGACATCATACCAAGCATAAAGGCGGTGATATTACGGTACAATTAAAAGCGACAAAAGCTCGGCTTAGTGCGGCAAATTTAGAACTTCTGACGGCTGGTATGGCGAATGCTGTACTGTGCCGTTTTTCTTTCTCCGACGACTGGACCGGGCTGCAAAAAATGCTTGTCTTTACAAATGGCGTTGAGACACGGGACGTCATGCTAGATGGAGATGAGTGCTATATCCCGCATGAAGTCTTGAGTATTCCCCGTGTCAAAGTACGCGTTGGCGTTTACGGCACTGATGGCGAGAATGTCATCCTGCCAACCATTTGGGCTAACCTTGGCGACGTTCATGACGCACCAGATCCTTCTGGTGACGAAGCAACCGATCCATCTCTTCCGATTTGGGCGAAGATTTTAGCTGACATGGGCAGTCTTTCTGATCTACTTACCAAGAACAAAGACTCGCTCGTCGATGCAGTTAATGAAATCGTTCAAAATGGAGGCAGTGGAACAGGCGGAGGAATCTCATCCAATACGATCAGCAGCATCCAAGTCATGGATCGAGCAGAATATGATGCACTCCCGAAGAAAGACCCAACCGTTTTATATTTGATTCGGGGGTGATAGTGTGCTCGCAATTGGCCCCGATACAATTCTCGCACTGTTTCAAGGCGATGTAGGTATCAAGTCTGTATATCTCGGAGACTTGAAGCTCTATGAACGCCCTGGCGGATTCCTGTACATCCAATTGACCACATAAAAAGGAGGAAAATAAATTATGGCAAGCTTTTTTAATCTGATTCTTGATACATTAGCACCGAGCGGCTTAACCCTGAAGCTTAATGAAGGCGCGACGTATGCAACCAGCAATACTGTCATGGCGAGCATCGCGGTAGAAGATGCCACTACGACCGGCTACCAGATGAAGATCTGGGGCACGAAGGCGGCAGAGACCGAAGAAAAGGCGTCGTGGGAAACCTTCGCGGCGTCGAAGTCACTTGTTCTTGCTAATGGCGACGGACTCAAGACCGTACATATCAAGGTCCGCGACGATGTCGGCAATGAGTCGGCAGCAGTTACGGCATCGATCACGGTCAACACGGCTGTTCCTGTGGTCACGATCACCGGTCCGGACAAGACCAAGATCTCGAAGGTCTCTGGCTTTGATACCTGCGCATTCTCCTTCGTATCTGACGTTGACTTTGAGGAATATGTGGTCAAGGTTGTGCCGAACTCCAGCAGCCTGAATACCGCCGGTACGCAGATCCCGACCACTGGCGGCTCCGCAAATACGAGTGGTTCGGAGGGCGGCTACAAGAAGGCCACGGCAATCAACGTCACCATCAAGGGTACAGACCTTGCAGTGGCATCTTCCGGCGATGGCACGAAGATCATCAAGGTCTTTGTACGGAATGTGGCCGGCACCTGGAGCGTGGCGTAATGTCTGCGCCGGGGCTGACGTTTACCATTACCGGAAATAAAATTTCGGCAGTCTCTGGCTTCGATTCGATCACCGTTTCATTCTCCTCGGACATTGCGTATAAGGCGTTTGAGTGCCGCGCTACAAAGTCCGGGGAGGACTGGGGCAGAGGGAAAGGGGCGCTTATCGCGTCCTTCTCCCAGACCCCGGCGGGGGCGCAGCGAACGTTCGAGGTCTATGACGATTTCCTTCTCTCCGGCGATGGTGAGTACCGGATTTCCCTGTTTGCGCAGGCGATGGACGGCAGCTGGAACGATAACTGGGGGTTTATTCCCTCGGGCGAGACGGATACCATGCTGACGGCAGACGGGGAAGAATTCCTCTGTATGAAGGAGTGAGAGTATGGCATACAACAGCGCATATACCGGCGCGCAGATTGACGAGGCGGTAGGTAGGGTTCTGGGAGGCGGGAGCGGACCAACGCAGTACACCGGAACGCTCCTCGCCTCAGGCTGGGCGGCAGACAGCTACGGCTATCAGGCGCAGACTATCACGATCACGGGGCTGAAAGCTGTCTATGACGTTGACCCGCAGTGGGACGTGGCGCTTTCGGGGACTGACCCGGACGCGGACGCGGCGCTTTTGGAGGGCTTCGCGCTCATCCACAACTACGTGACCGGCGCGAACAGCCTGACCGCCCAGTGCATCGGCGCTGCGCCGACGGTGAACATCCCCGTGAAGGTGGTGGTCTTCGGATGAGCGGACGTTCTCCAAGATGGTTTACAGGTATCCGGTATCCATATGAAGCTGCTTTCGCAGACAATACATGGGAACAAATCATTTCCGTTTGTCAGAAAGGCATTGTACCGCCATCGTGGAAGGTTGGAGATCAAAAGTCGATGACGATTGGCGGCACTGAGTACATGATCGACATCATCGGCAAGAACCACGACACCTACGCATCCGGCGGGAAGGCACCGCTGACCTTCCAGCTGCACGACTGCTACGCGGACGGGAAAGCCATGAATAGCTCCAACACCAACAGCAGCGGCTGGGAAAACTGCGCCATGCGAAGCACACACCTGCCTGCCATTCTGGCGCTGATGCCGACGGAGGTGCAAAGCGGCATCCGGGAGGTGAACAAGCCGACCTCGGAGGGCAGCAAGAGCACCATCAACACCACGGCGGACAAGCTGTTTTTGCTCAGCGAGGTTGAAATCTTCGGCTCGACCACCTACTCGGCGGCAGGCGAAGGCACGCAGTATGACTACTACAAGGCAGGCAACAGCAAGGTCAAGAAGCGGAACGGCTCTGCGGACAGCTGGTGGGAGCGTTCTCCTAATGCGAGCGCCATCGCCCGCTTCTGTTGTGTCGCCAGCAACGGCAACGCCAGCAACGGCAACGCCAGCAACTCGCATGGCATGCCCTTCGGCTTCTGCTTCTAGGAGGTACGTATGGGAATGTTTTTAAGGCGCGGGACAGCGCAGCGAGGAATGCTGGCTTCTGAACTGGAAGTCGGGCAAACCATCAAACTGAACGTGAACGGAAAGGCGTGGGAATGGCTGGTAGTCAATCAGGGCCTGCCGTCGGACATCTATGATGCGTCCTGCAACGGCACTTGGCTGTTGATGAAGGACATCTACGAGAAACGTGTCTGGCAGAGCGGAAAAAACAAGTACGAAAGCATCGGAATCCACACCTACCTGAACAACACGTTCCTGAACCTGTTTGAGAGCAATATCAAAGACGCAATCAAGCAGGTCAAGCTCCCGTATCGCAAGAACGGCGGTTCGGGCGGAACGACGCAGCAGGGAGCAAACGGTTTGCCCTGCAAGATCTTCTTGTTGAGCGCCCCTGAAGTTCACTACGAGCACAGCTATATCGACTCTGGTGAAGGTGCGGCACTGAGCTATTTTGCTTCGTGCGTCACCAATAATGCAGACCCGAAACGCGTTGCGTACTACAACGGTTCGGCTAACCATTGGTGGCTCCGCTCCCCGTTCACCAACGACAACTACGACGTGTGGTACGTCAGCAACAAAGGCCGCTACTACCACGGCGACGCATCCCAATCGCTCGGCATCCGCCCTGCTTTCATCTTACCGTCCGACTTCTTACTAACCGACGATATGCTTCTTCCTGCCAATATAAAGACTATATCTATTATAGGTTCCTATTTTGGCAACGGATATGTAATGGTCGGTGAGGCTAAGTACAGCAGAACGATAGAAGTATTTGCAGAAATAGGAATAACTATTGTAGCGCATGTTGGTGCACCAGATAGTACGGGTGTCGCAGGCTGTAAGATTTACTTCAATGGCGACCTGGTTAAAACCGGAACTAGCTCCTATAGCTTTACGCTCGAAGGCAATGTAACTATCATATTCAAGCGACCGGACAATAGTACGTCGGCGATCGAATGCTATATTGTAACACAATAAAAAGGGGATCGACATGTATATCATAACAAATGATCAAACATATGAACGTGTAAGAATGCTGAATACATCCAGTTCTGTTCGCTTTGTTGGAGAATCCCTCCCAAAACTGGAAACGTTGACAGGACTTGTTATGGTCTTTTCCGAAAGTGGTTTTGAGCTGTGCACGTTTGATCCAGGCGATTATCTTAGGCAGGAAATCATTGCCGGATCATGGCTTCTCACAAACGTGGCCGCTCCAATCCCGCAACCAGTTGTTGTAATGCCTGTTGACTATGACCTTTTGACATCCACGGCGAATATGACGCGGATGTTGATGAAAGGCGAGAAGCCAAAGACGGCAGATGAAATTATCATGTGCTCAGCGCTCTACGATGAATGGAAACCGGGCAAGCACGTCGTTGGAGACCTTTTCTCGGTCGATGGGGATGTATGGGAATGCTTTCAGAATTATGACAATGCTGTATATCCAGATATTGCGCCGGGTGGCTCTGCGTGGTTCACGTTCAACAGACCATACCATGGTACATCCAGAGAAACAGCAAGAATTTTTGTTCATCCGACCGGAGCACATGACATCTACAAAAAGGGTGAATGGGCAGTGCAGGATGGCAAATTCACTAAAGCTAACCAGGACACAGCATATAGTCTAGCGGAGTATCCGCAGGCATGGGATATAGAATAAGAAAAGGAGGCTCAAATGGACAATGCAGATCTTGCAGTCAAGCTCCAAAAAGTAGACGACCGATCACAACGGAATGAAGGTCGCATCAAGAAATTAGAAGAGAACCAGACCGCACTGAACGAATTGGCTCTCTCCGTCAAAGAACTCGCAACTGATCAGACAAATATGAAGAAAGACATCATAGAGATCAAGACAGATGTGAAAGCATTGACCTCTGTTCCAAGTAAACGCTGGGAAGCTCTTGTCGAAAAAGTGGTTCTGGTTGTTGTTGGTGCAGTTATCGCTTTTCTTCTCGGAAAGATCGGGATCAGATAAGATGTTCTTTTCAAAACGTTGGCTGAACCGCATGACTATTGTGGTTCTTATTTTAATCGTATGCTGTGCGTTTGGTCTGCCACTCGTGGATATTACACTAGCGGCAATCGGACTTTTAGCCACAGCATACGGTTTTTATATGTGGAAGAGCAAGAATGAAAACCGCGCAAAGTATGCTCAGAAATTTGTTCTAGACTTTGCAGACAAATACGGCATAGACGCGGCAATAAGAATTGCAGAAGTTGTACTAAAAGACTGAAAGGAGGAGTATATATGAACGAAATGCTTCAGGTTTTAGTCAAACGAGTCGGAAACCTTTTCAGTGTGAAGAGCATTGTCACCATCAGTCTGACGATTGTCTTCGCCATTTTGTCTCTTCGTGGTGTGATCGAAGGCAAAGACTTTCTGACGATCTTCTTCTCTATCATTGCGTTCTATTTTGGTTCGCAGAATGCAAAGGAGACAAAAAATGATACTACAGATTAACACAAGCCTTAGAGCATCGAAGATTGGTGGTAAAAGACCGCTCTCTGCAATCAAAGCGATCGTCTTTCATTACACGGCAAACACCGGAACGAATGCTTCTGCACTCGGCAATGCTCGATATTTTGCAAACGGCAGTGAAGGACGAGCCGCTTCCGCACATTATTGCATCGATGAAAAGAACATTGTCTACGAGTGTGTTCCACTCGATACTGTTGCTTGGAGTGTTGGCGATGGGCAAAGCGGCAAATACGGCAAAGTATATAGCAACTACAACACCGTATCCATCGAAATGGTCAGCCACACAGACTCTGCCGGAAGATATTACATTCCGGAAGAAACGATGCGCAATGCAGCACGGCTCTATCAGATGCTGCTGAAAAAGCTTCCAAATGTCGAAGCAGCTGTACGGCACTATGATATTTCCATGAAGCTGTGTCCCCTGCCGCTGATTGACGAGGGCAAATGGAGTGATTTCAAGAAACTTCTTGTGGAGGTGGATGAAGTGGTTGAAAAGAGCAAAATCATCGTGAACGGTAAAGAGTGCCCGGTTGACCGTATCCTCAAAGACGGTACGAATTATGTCAAGATCCGAGACCTCGCAGCAGCACTCAATCTTGAGGTGAGCAATAAGGGTAACATCGCCGTACTCAATACCAAGGCATAAAAATATCCTGCCATAGACGAATCTACAACAGGATATTTAGACGTTAAGTAAACACCCCCGCCGTAGTGATGATTTGCTACAGCGGGGGTGTACTAATGCGGTGTACTAATAGTGTACTAATAATGTACTAATGTACACCTTTTAGTCACTATTATTCACCTTCAGGAATCCCGAGAAACCATTGAAAATTCTAGATTTTCGGAATTCTAGCCGACCCGTTGCTTCCATGGCA